GGAACTATATATGAGAGCTTATCCTTATGGTAGTGCCACTAATAATCGCAGGAAGATGGTGCAATCTACAGGGGTTTGCAGCAACTTTAATATTGATGATGAGTCTTGGGAAAATACACTGACCTGCACGTTCACACCACTCCAAACAGGTGTATTTTACTTTGAAATATGGTATTGCAAGACAAAGGAGGCTACCAACTCTAATATATTCTACTGTGATAGTAAGGTGCCAAAAACATGAGCTGGGGAGATAAGACTGTATGGAGCTTCGGCGAAGCCCATATGACCAATGAGGATGAGGAGGTTATATGGAGCTTTGGTGAGCCTTATTTGGTTATTGATGCTGTGGCAGCAGAACAAGAATTAACCGCTGCCGCTATAAGTGTAACATCAAGCGTTTCGCTTGCTACTATCTCAGGTACTGGCGATGCTCCACTAACAGGAACCGTCGTAGCAGTCACCTCAAGTGTAGCACAGGCGAAGCTAGTCTTTGAATTACCAAGTGCATCTATCGCCGTAACATCTTCGGTTGCCACAGCAGGCGTCTCGGGTTCTGGTGATGCGCCATTATCTCAGGCTTCGGTAGCTGTAACCTCAAGTGTTGCAGTAGCCTCTATCTCTGGTTCTGGCGACGCTCCATTGACTGGAACATTTGCCTCTGTAGCATCCAGTGTTGTCTCAGCTAGTATTGGCTTTATATTACAATCCGCTCCAGTTGCCGTAGCAAGTTCGGTTAGTATAGCATCTATCGCAGGTTCGGGAACAGCCCCTCTAACGGGGACTGTGGTGTCTGTGGTAAGCTCTGTGCAGGCAGCTACCATCTCAGGAAGTGGCAATACCACCTTAACGGCTGCCATAGTAACTGTAGCCAGTTCTGTTTCCCAGGCTGCTATAACTCATACGCAACAGCACCTATCACCTAGCCCTGTAGCTGTGGTAAGTTCTGTTCAAAGTTCGGCTATATCAGGGAGTGGAGACGCTCCATTAACGGCTACGGTTGTAGCGGTAGTCTCTAGCGTTTCACAGGCAAGTGTAGGTAATGTTCAAGTATTAACTACCAATATAGTAGCGGTTGCTAGCTCAGTGCAGGCTTCAGCCATAAGCGGAAGTGGTACTGCCCCATTGACTGCCACTATTGTAGATGTAGCTTCTAGTGTCCAGGGTTCGGTAATATCCGGCTCTGGCAACGCTCCCTTAACAGGAGCGGTAGTCTCCGTAGCATCTAGTGTCGCTCAGGCATCGGTTGGCTTTATATTACAATCCTCGCCAGTCGCTGTTGCAAGCTCGGTACAGACGGCCAGTATAGCAGGCGATGGTATTGCTCCACTAACAGCAGCAGTAGTAAGTGTAGCGAGTTCCGTACAGGTTGCCAGCATAGCTGGTTCAGGGAATGCTCCACTGACGGCTGCAGTTATAGCAGTCACTAGCTCTATTCAAACAACTACAATATCAGGGAGTGGTAACGCTCCTCTTACGGCAGCAGCCGTTAGCATAACATCTTCGGTTCAAAACGCTACTATAGCTGGGTCAGGAATTGCTCCCTTAACGGGAGCTATTATTAGTGTTGCCTCCAGTGTGGCTAATGCTACCTTAGCAGCATCGGGAGCCGCTCCTTTAACGGGGAAAGTAGTTAGTGTAACCTCTAGTGTTGTGGCCTCAAGTATCGCCGCATCTGGTATTGCGCCATTAACTGCGAGTGTTGTTAGTGTAACCTCCAGCGTCCAGGCCGCTTCAATATCAGGAAGTGGGGTTGCTCTATTATCGGGAACTGCTGCTGTTGTAATTACGACCGGAGTATTAGCCAGCGTAATAGGTACCGGAGAGGCCGGTCTAACTGCTGGCGTGGTATCCGTTTCAACATCGGTTGTGGCAAGTACCTTGTCTGGTTCTGGTACAGCACCATTAACGGCGGGTATTGTTTCGGCGGCAAGTTCGGTTCAATCAGCCTCTATATCGGGGGCAGGAACATCGCCATTAACAGCCGCAGTCGTCAATGTTCTGGCTTCAGTAGTGGCTTCCGGTATATCAGGATCAGGGTCAGCCCCATTAACCGAAGCCTCAATAGCTGTAGCGGCTACTGTATATAGAGCCACAGTGGCCGGAAGTGGCATAGCGAATCTAAGTGGTAATAGTATAGCCGTTGTTTCATCGGTCGCTGGAAGTGGGTTATCAACAGGAATCGTTGCATTACTAGCCGCTTCGGTGGGAGTATCAACCTCCGTAGCTGTAAGCACAATAATAGTAACATGGTACATGACTACGGTCTGTATGCACATAGACCCAGATTCAATAGAAGCACAGCGAATATCCGATGACCCATTAGGAACTGACAGGATAACATCCTCAAGAACTCCAATCTGCCGACAGCAAAGGAGGTACACATGAGCTATGACATAACAACCAATGTAGGCAAGGTAAGGCTTACTATCGGAGATACCAATATAGCAGATGAGGTATTTACTGATGCAGAGATAACCTATTTTCTGACTGAAACCTCATCGAATATCGACCTTGCCGCAGCAATGGCAGCGAGAGCATGGGCGGCTAAGTATGCCACAAGCGCCGATACTGAAAAGATAGGAGAATATGCCTACTCACAGAAGGCAGTCGATAAGCTCTTGAAATTAGCCGCTACTCTAGAAGCAAAAGATGCCTCAACACCCTATCAAACATACGGGGAAATGAATCTAACCGGTGCTACCATAGAGGATGATTAGATGTCATATACTACTTTGTTAGTAAACTCAGCCACGGTATATCGCTATCCTACGGGTGGAGCTATTGGTAATTATGGGATGCCGGCTCAAGTGTTTGCTCCTGTGGCAGAATTAACCGAAATACCTTGCAGAATACAACCGGCGAAAGGTCGTGAGGTTCTTGTTGGAGCGGAGGTTGTTGTCGCAGATTATAAACTATTCTTAGGCGATGAAACTCTCAGCGAGCAAGACAAGGTTTATGTTTATTGGGGAACAACGCCGGCATGGTATGAGTACGAAATACTCATGGTTGAAGATAAGCAAGATAGTACAACCAGCCATCATAAAGAGTGCTGGCTAAGGATAGTTCGATGAAGATAACTTCTAAATGGATATTTAACCTTAAAACAAAAGAGGTACAAACTAAGGTAAATAAGGCTACTAAGCAAGGGCTGAAGGATGTTGTGGTTGATATTACCAATGAAGCCATTAGGTTAAGCCCTGTGTTGACGGGGAATAACCGGCGCTCAATTAAGTACGAAGTCGGACCGCTCGGTGAAATCGCTAAAGATGAGCTTTCGGGTGCCGTCTATTCTACGAGTGGTTATGGTGGATATTTAGAAACGGGCACGGTAAATATGCCGGCACAGCCTTACTTCAAACCAGCTTTGGACAAGAATATCAAAAAATTGCCAGTAGGCATAAAGGCTAATTTAAGATGAGTTTAGTAGATACCAATAGACTAATAAGAACCTACCTAATGACATCTTGTATTTTAACTGACCCGTTAATACTCTTGATAGGTGATAAACTTTATTCCCCTCGTTTACCTGAGAAAGCAGAATTGCCAGCTATAAGTTTCTTTACTCGCGGGGGAACGGCAAGCCCTGAATTGCCACATATATTTTCACCAAGTGTTCAGTTTGATTGTTGGGCAAGTAATTCAGAAGATGCTCGTGAGGTTTATCGTGCCCTGTATGATGCACTACAAGGCTTAGATAGTGTTCCTGTTACGATAGACGGAACACTTTACTACATAATGAAAGCAAGGGAGGAGTCACATGGTCAAGACTTAGTGGATACCGAGATTCCTAATTACTTTAGAGTATTATCTTTCTATTCAATAACGATCAGAGATACCACTTAACGCACTAGGATGCGATTTTAGGCGGTTAAAACAACTAATTGGTACAAGGAGGTTAAGAAGATGGCTTATCAAACAATACCAGTAGCAGATGCAGTAAAGGCGGGGTTGCAGGACTTAGAATCAAAAGGGGTCGTATGGGATGATACGACCTATACGCAGGGTTTGAAGTTTGCCAATAACGGTCATGTCATCTTGATTGCCAGGAGCGAAATAGCAGCATTACAAGATACGGCGGTTTGGTCAACTGCCCAGCAGGATGTCGGAGAGTATTCGGCACTGCTTACCAAGACAGGCGCCGGTAGTGATGTTTCTACCCACCTGGAATTTACACCAACGACAACCATAACATTAAACGATTTTCAGGAGGCCATCACCGATGCAGCTCCAGCGTGGAGTTTTAAGCACTTTTCATCGGCTGTGCTTGGAAACTTTGCGCAGATAGAGTTTCGGTTTGTGCATTCATCCCTCACAACATTAGGAACGGACCACGGATGGCTTGAGGTAACGTGTGTACCATTGCAGGGTCATACAGGGGGAGCTGCTTGGGTTACGGAAACTTTAACGGGAACTGATACGTGTGGTTTTGGGGGACATACCCCAGACGGTAGTTCTGTATTTGAATGGACTCCTCCACTAACCGCACTGAGTGGACTTCTGGTTGCCGTTAATGCTGCATGGGATACCGCTGAAACAGGAGAAGTTGCGACCGCCTATGTGCTTGATAGAATCAGGATTGAACTTTGGGAAGCTGTGCCAGCAAGAACAACTTATATTGATACTGTGGTTATTGATGGTACAGCCTATCCAGTGGAACCAGGCATGGCAGGAGCAAAGCTGGGCAATGATGCAACTGCTACAACGTTGGCTTTTGTGGATGTCCGGGATAGGTTCGGGAGGTTCGAGACATTATCGCCAACGGTAGGAGCAGTGCAATCAATAGTTGTTGGCCCTCTTTTGCCAGCGTTATTCAATGATAGTAGTGGATATGTGAGATTCTTGCCAGATGCCCACCCTGCGGCAGCCACGACTTTATTTTATACAGCCCTAAGAGTCGGCGACCCAACATAAGAAAATAACTTCGAGGAGGACACTAAGATGGCGACAGCAGCAAATATAGGTTACGGAACTACGTTTACATGGCACGCTGTAGTTGTAGGGGAAGTAACTAGAATAGGCTCAGTAACACTTACAGCTACTAAAGTGGATGCTACAACCTTGGGCTCTGCTGATACTTATAAGGAATATATCCCGGGAATGATTGACCCTGGCGATGTAGAACTTGAGGGATGGCTTGACCCAGATGACGCCGGACAAGTAGCGCTAATCACCGATCTTAACGCTAGAACAGAGCAGGCATGGATTATAACATTCCCGGCTGGTATAAGTTCGGCTGTATGGAATGGGAATGGCTATTGTGTAGGTTTTTCGGCTGGTGATGCGACAGGAGAGGGGCTTGTACCCTTTACCGCTACAATAGCACTATCAAATAAACCCACCTTGACACCTTAAAATAAAACAAAAGGAGTAAGAAATGTCTGAATTAACTTTAGTTACAATCAACTTAGATAAGGAACGTCACTTGCGCCTCACAATGAAGGGAATGATTGTCTTTGAAAAGCTCACCGGAAAGAATCTCCTGAAGGGTTTTGAGTTCAAAGAATTAACACTAGGTGATACCGCTGCAATGATGTGGGCTTGCCTAATACACGAGGACAAAGAACTAACGTATGATGATGTCTGTTGCATGGTTGATACTTCAAATATAGAGATGGCAATGGAAGCCCTTACAAAATGCCTGACACAATCATTCCCCGAAACCAAGGCGGGTAGCCGCCCTTTAGCAAAGAAGCCCCAGGCTGGCTAGACCTGTGGGCGATGGGTCGATACGACCTCCACCTAACTGAAGATGAATTTTGGGAATTGACAATGAGGGAGCTAAATGCTCTCAGCGAAAGGCATGAGGAAAGCCACGAATGGCTAAACTATAGGGCGGCCTTGATTTGTTCCGTATTAGCCAACACAGTGAGAGACCCCAAAAGAAAGACACGACCTTTTGTTCCAGATGACTTTATGCCCAAAACGGAACGGAGGGTACAGACAACATCGCAGATGCTTACTACTGTTCGGATGTTAAATACTGCCTTTGGTGGCTCGGAGAATTAGAAATGGCGATAGATATAGGCGATGCCAAATTAACTATAAAAGTTGATGATAAGGGTTTTAACAACCAGATGACAGCAATCGGGAAACGAACTGATGCCCTGTCTGGAAAATTCAGAACTATGGGTAAGGTAATGGTAGGAGCTGGCCTGGCTATAGCTGGGGCTTTATCTGCTGCTGTACTCTCTTATGCTAAGGCTGGCGATGAAGTTGCTAAGATGGCAAAACGAACTGGCCTTGCCGTTGAAATGCTCTCTGAGTTGCGTCACGTAGCTATGCTTACTGGCACTGATTTGGGCTCGATAGAAAAAGCCACTAAGAAGATGTCAAAGACTCTTATTGATGCCAGTGAGGGGATGACAACTTATATTCGAGCCTTTGACCGCATAGGGCTTTCGGCAGAGGATTTACTAAAATTATCCCCCGAAGACCAATTCTGGACGATTGCTAGAGCTATTGGAGATTTGGAAGACCAGGCCTTGAAAGCAGCTACAGCCGTAGATATTTTCGGCAGAGCCGGGACGATGCTCTTGCCCATGCTCGGATTGACTACTGAGGAATTGGACGCAGCACGACAAGCAGCCCATGATGCGGGTGTGGTATTTGATGAAGAAGCAGCACTCAAAGCGGAAAAACTAACTGATGCAATGGGGACATTAAAGGCTTCCTTGCAGGGGGTAGGCTTTGAACTAGCTGATACTCTAGTCCCTGTAATCACTGAATTCCTGGAAAATAAAGTCATCCCAAGTATTCAGAGGATAATGGAGTGGGTCAAAGCAAACGAGGACTTAGCCCTAACAC